TTCAATGTTTGCATTTGTTGGTTGGTCGGTCTGTTGGTCGGCGATTTTCGCTATAGGCATATAGTACTTACCATCACCATCAGCTGGGATTACAGGATTGAGACCTGTGAGTGTTTCTATCGTGACAGTTCTTCCGGCCTCGTTGGTATCGAAGCAGAAATATACAAGATGATACTGGTCTGGTGTTATCTGTTGCGTTTCACCAAGCGAATATACAAAATCCGTGTCGTTAATGACCCAAAGGCCATTCATGTAAGCTTTACCGACTTTAATGATCACTGAAGGCGGATTTGACAATATAGGTTCCGTATTTTCCACAACAAGAAAACCTACATCGTTCGGAAAACAACCGTTTGTGATGATCCCGTCTAAATAATTCGAGAAATCGACAGCATCATAAAGACGATCGTTACCGAAACTGTTGAAGAAACCACTACTCAAAGTCACAGATTCCCTCTCTTCCTAGAATCACACTCCAGTATACTGAAGTTTGTAAGTGTAACTGAATCTGATGAATGCGCCACCACTTACGGCGTCATATGAGAATACATTATTCCCCGGTCGAAGAATCGGCCAAGACGAATCGAGCGTTACCGTACCAATATAGTTGATAAACTCGTTAGTTAAAGCTTTATACCGTCTTACCGATTTATTCCCTCGCTCACAAACAATCTCGAGATAGTCGCCATCTTCAAGTGCTGGGAGTTCCGTTGTAAATGCAAAACCTAAACTCTCAGCGTCTCCCGACTCATACTCATGATAGAATAATATGCGAGGATCACTAACCACACCGCCAACAGCGTGTAAGGTTAGCGTGGGCGCAATGCTAATGGTGGATTCACAAGGAATTATGAAGTCGACTGACTGAAAGAACGTCTCCCCAAATATGATAGTTTCATCGTCAGTCTCGTTCGAGAACGGGAACGCAAACATCTTTGCTATCTGTTCGATCTTGCCTGAACGACTTCCAGCTTCGCTTCTAAAGAACGGATCGGGACAAAGTAGAGATATTGTAGTGCCCTCTTCTTTAGAAAATATCGTCGGCTCGTTCGATTCAACATAACCTTCGATGTAGAATGTACCAGCATCCGTCTTAATGTCGAGCTTAATCTTAGACTCCGACTGGAAGAACTTATACGTTCTAAGCCTGGTAGCTTCAATTGTTGGGGCCGGCAGAAACCTTAAGGTCAGAACGATATTCCTCGACGGTGTTTTCATCGAATTGAATATGCTACCACTTCCGAATGAGTTCTCTTTAATGTTTATACTACTATTCGCGGGCCCCAAACCCAAAATATCCATGACGATGAGACCCGACGTCTCGGGCCTCATTAGCGTCAATGGAAGTTTTTCGCCTCGAGGATTAGTTACTACTATTTCATGAATCATTAGACACCTAATCCTTTCAGCTGATGAATCTGGTTTCGAGTCTGCCTGTAAATCTCTAAACGAGAAAGAGCTTCGGGTGAGTAGTTGTTCTGGGTCAGATTTATCTCGGTCTTACTGCCTGACGCGTCCGTAGCAGCGGCAGCAATGTTAGAGTTATCCTGACTCAACCTACCGTTAACGTCACCCGCGACCTTTAGTGCGGACGTAGAGTTCATAAGTGAAGATATAGAATCTACACCCTTTCGAACACCATCAAGATCGATTACCGGCCTGATTACCGGGTCACTAATGTTGACAAGAAGGTTGTCTGCTGCATCGTTCGCCGCCTTCATGGCAGAATATGTAGCCTCGACCACAGTTGTTGCCGCGGCTACGGCCGTCTTCTTAGTGGCGATAAGTCCATTCGCGAAACCCTGAACAATCCAAACGCCAATCTTCGAGAACAACCTCGACGGTGACTTAATCCAACCTGCTGCTTTCGCTGCTCTAAATGCTGCGCCAATTACATCACTGATCGCACCTACGACTTTATCAATTCCATCGAGTAAACCCTGCTTAAGACCATCGATGATGTTACCGGCGAGCTTTCCGAAACTATACCGCCCACCAAGAAGTAACTTTCCTTGGTTAAATATAGCCGCGATAAGATCGTCGGCCGCTCTTCTTAACTGTGGACCGTTCTTGTTTATCGAGTTAGTAACACCGTCGATGAATGCGATGACAGTCTTGAACCCTTCATCGCCGATCTTAACGGCGTTCTTTGCTATACCCTGCATGAGTTTGATGATGAAGTTCGTACCAGCAGTGATAATCTTATCGTAATATTCGGCCATACCATCGATGAACGCGACGGCGATGTTACCAGCCGACTCGATAATCTGAGGGAGATACTCTTCAATTGACTGCATGATCGATGTCAGAAGTAGAAGTAGCGAGTCAACAATCACCGGAATATAGGTTATGAAGAGATCTATCAGCCCATCAAACAATATGCGTGTGAACTCTTGGAACAGCGGTATGACTGCAATCAGCGCTTCCAATACCACAGTGAAGAGCATGACTAGTCCGGCGGCAATATCTTTCTGCGCCTCGACAAGTCCCGCAACGAATGCGCCGAAGGTTAATCCTAGAGCGCGTCCGAGCACCGGGAGAGACTGGGCAAGTAGTAATATGAATGAGATTAGAACCACACTACCAGTGCCCAAAGTTGCAATCAAAAGCGCCAAACCAGTGGAGAACATCATGACTCCAGCACCCGCGGCAAATATAGCAATACCGATTAAGAGTAGTGCTGCCGCTAAACCAAGTAGTCCAGGAAGAGCGCCAACAAGCGCATATCCAGCAATACCAAGAATAAGGAACACGGCAGCTATCGTGCCGAGTGCAATTGCGATCGATTCGACCGACATACTTCCTAATATCTTGAGTACCATTGCTATGGCTATAAGTGCGCCACTAACAATGACAAGAGCTGCTGCACCTATGAGCATTTTAGGATCCGCCATGACTGCTAAGAACACGCCGATCAGAAGTAGCGAGACCCCAATGGCGACCAGACCAGTTGCGAGCTCCTCCCAACTCATAGCGCCGAGCAATTGTAACGCTTTAGCGAGTATCGTCAATGCGACGGCTACAATGAGTAGACTTGCAGCGCCTGCAGCTGCGTCATCTGGTATTAGATGCATTGCGCCTATGACTAATATCAACGCACCACCCATACCAATAAGACCTTTACCTATCTCCTCTAACGACAGTCCGCCTATCATGGTTAATGCCTTTGCAAATATGACAAGCGCTATCGACAGGACTAACATCGTTGTGGCTAATGCGATTGCCTCTTCTGGTTTTACTAACCGACTCATACCCGTAACTAAACCGAGAAACACACCAATCGTAATCATGGCTTTTACTATCGTCTCGGTTTCGATACTTCCGATCGCCGAAATGGCTTTCGATAGTATCAGTAGCGAAACGCTGAGTAATATGAGCGCAACGCCAGTTTTGACCATTCCCTTCTCGAGCGAAACGTAGTTCGAAAATATAGCAAACTGGGCAAGAATGACACCAACACTTATGAGCCCCTTACCTAATGCTTCGGGGTCAAGTCGGCTTAACATCCCCACTGCAACCGCTAGTAGTATGAGCCCAAAACTTAAAATCGTCAGAGCAACTGCGGCTTTTGTTATACCAGTTATAGTCCCCATGTTGGAAAACACAGACATGGTGACCATTAACTGTCCGATTAGAAGTGTAACCGCTAACATCGACGCAGTAAGTCGGTCGGGATCAATAATACTAATAACAAACATAGCACCAGCAAGTATTAGAACTGCAACTGCGATTTCCTTTAGGGCTCTAGCGTTCAAGTTGTTAGTGAAGCCACTTAATGCTCCTTGTGCGGCCTCAAAAACCGCTACGAAGTTCGGAACAAAACCTTTGACTGCATCCGATAGAGTTGTAAAGAAGTTGGCACCACTGGCAAACGTAGTCCCAGCAAAGAGTGCTAAGAACACCTTCAGTATATTATCGAGACTGAATGCCGTAGATCCCAACATGTTAGCTAACGCCTCGGTTAGAGGTGAAAGAAACTTGATAAGCGCATTAACAGCTGTGCCCATCGCATCGAATACGTTCGACATGAACAATGCAATCTTACCGAATGTGGTCATCCCATCTTCCATCGGCTTGAAGCCGACAACGAGATTTCCAAACCAGTTGAATGCGCTTTCGAGTCCACCGACCATCTTCTTGAGGCCATCAACAACCCACGCTATTGGGACTGCTATGTTTTCAAGATAGCCCTTCATCTTCTTAAGCGCCTTAGAGAAATATTCTCCCTTATCAGCACTTTCATTCAGCTCGATGAAGAAGTTAAATATACTGTTACTTGCGTCACCTATACCGGATGTAAGACTTCTTGTAACGCCGGTGGCCACAAGTAATATGTCTACTATCTCCATAAATGCTTGATATAGGAATTTAATCGTCTTACCAGTTAGTGAGATAATAGCAAATATACCCTTAAACGCCGTAGTAAGGTGCTCGATTAACGCGGGTGTTGGTTGTAATTTCTTAGTCAACATCATAAAGCGTATAGCTATCGAAAGGATCTCTTTTGATGTGGCCGGCGGAAATATAGCTTTAAATGCTTCACCTATGGGTTTTATGATTGTTACTAAAGCATTAGTTATGTTTCTAAGACCCTTAAATATGAATGAGAATGTGAGTTTTACAGTCAACCCCCAGGCATCAAGGAATTTCTCTAGTTTCTCTTCGAACGTTGCAAAGTTATCAATCAAGGGTTTCATATTTAAACCCTTTAAAAACTTAGCTACGGCTTCTGCCCCTCGCTCCATTCGCTTACCCACTAAATCGATAAGTGGTTCTAATGCTTTCGCAACGCTGTTGATTACGGGTCTTAGTTCATTAAATACAATCCGCATAGCCTCAAATTGATACGTGAAGAACTGAGCACCAATTCGAGCAAGCGCAGCTTTAACATTTGCCAAAGCGCCCGTGAACGTCTCACTCGCTTTAGTTGCGTGTTCGCCAAATGTATCATCCATAATCTTAGCGAAGAGTTTGAAGTCAATTTCGCCTTTACTAACCATCTTGCGAATATCCGATTCGGACTTACCGAGAGCTTTACCTAGCGTGGCAGCCGCATTAACACCTCGAGATGCGAGACGATTTAAGTCGTCGCCCATTAGGCGACCTTGACCAGATACCTTTGTGAATACATCGGCAATGTCGGCGTAACTACTACTCGATAGTGCTGCGACACCTGAGATACCACGTAGAGCAGCAGTCATCTCTGCTCCCGCACGCATACCAGAAGCGCCGAACATCGCAGCGGCAATAGCTGCCTCATCTAGACCATACGCGGTTCCTTCTACCGCTGCGAGCGCACTTTTCATGGTAGCGTCAACATCCATACCAAGACCTTTGAATTGGAACTTAGCCTTCGCGATGTTTAGCGCTCTTTGTTTACCACCCTCGATGAGGGGTCCGGTTATTGCATTAAGTGTAGCACCGGCAAGTTTTGTAAATCCGTCAACTAGATTCTGGATAACAGCGAATCCTATGGCCCCCATGGCAGAAATACGTGACGACACCGAGGCTATACCATCAGCGATGGCATTAAGCGGCATTTTCATTGCGTCCGTAGCACTACTTATGTTTTTGATTCCTTCAGATATACCGTCGAGCTTTAACGAATTAGAAAGGCCATCGAGTGAGTCTATCGTAGTGCTAACGTTCTTTTCGAACTTTGAGTTGTCAAACTCGAGGCCTACAATTCTGTTATCGATTGTGCCAGACACATCCGCCTCCCTTCTGCCATGTTATAGTGACTCCCATTTTGACTATTTACACTCCGTAAGTGAAATCAGGAACTAAAGCGCGTCCATTCTGTTCGTCATGGGAGAACGTAACACCTTCTAAACGCGCATTCGTCGACCATGTTTGGGTTCCTTGTAACACTACGGTATCACCAAGGCCAAAGTGTTTTCCGTATTTACACTGCTCAGACTCTATTAGTCTACCTTCATAGTCTCTAAAGATCTGATGGTCTGGTTGTGATAGTTCTTCAATCCCAGCTCTCGCAAGGGCTGCGGTGTATTCCGTTGGTGTCATCGCACGTGATGTATCTTCTGTGAGGTATACAATAGGCTCTTGGTCTGTCGCATAGTACATCTCACGTCTCGATAGTCCTACGGCATCAACGTCACCGACTAGTGTTGCATAGAGTGGTATCTCAGTATCCGGATCTGTGGCGTTACCAACAACCAACGCCGTATTCTTGATGTGACTTCGTGCTTCTGAATCGGACGCGGTTAGTAGATTGTCGTATGAATCCGAGAACACCACTCGATTCGGCCCTGGGAGAGTTCTATCTACCCCTTCGTAAACTATGAAGTTCACACGAGAGGTTGTGACGTTAAACTCCATACGAAAGCCCAATCCATATCCTATACACAACTCAGTAACGAGATCGAGTAAGTTCTCACCCATGTTAAACTGTAGTGGTGTGTTGATTGGTAATACTGGCGAAGTGGCAGGTGTACTATCTGTAATATCTAATTCGGCCCAATGGCGTTTTGGGTCAGCTGGTCCAAAACACAAATATACTAGGTTGCAAATGATTGTAGATATCTTCAATGGGGTTTGCGGATTGCTATTAAGCGCCGTTGTCGTGTTAAATATGATTCTACGATTCAGGACACTCTCTAAGGATTGACCGGTAATCGTGATAGTTTTACCGTCTTCTTTTCTATGTTCTACTTTCGGATTTTCAACGATCATTATCGATCTATTAGCCGAGTTGAAAATATAACTCGATTCGTCTTTTACTTTTAGAAGGTTTAATGTGTGGGCACCATGTACTTCGAAGTCACCAACACCACTAAACCGCTCAGACCAAATCATTGAATCGTAATCATCAACAAACGCAATCGCTTCGAAATTCCCATTCAAGGCACGGAAGTGCATCTTATCTAATATACTCAAAATGCACCTCCTTACCTTTCCGTTAAGAGTTTCCATACATCGTTTGAAATCTCATCAAATACGGGCTTCATTGCGGGGTTGATGAAGTCTTGTCCGTAGACATAGCCGCCATTTCGTGTTCCGTGTCCATACTGGAGTAATATGGCCAGAGGTGCACCGGCAACAGTAACACTGTTCGTCCACCTTATACCTATACTTCTTTCGGTATTGACGATTTCATAACCCCAAGACCCGGCGGTTTCACCTGTATCTCTGGGAGTAGCCGCTTGTAGAGCTGCGACGCCCTTTCGTCCTTGAATATCTAAGTTCTTCAAATACTCACGAGATTCTGCGTCTTTTAGAAACTTGCGAGTAGGTTTGAAGTCTCCTTTATGTGTCACTTTGAACATCCAACGCCTCTTATCCTCGGGTTCCTAGTGCTGCCCGACGCTGTTCGTTGAGGGCTTTGTTTTTCATATTTAACGCTTTACCACGCATCTTCTTCGGATCTTCTTGTTTGATACTACAAACATTAATCAACATGAGAAGGCGATTAAGATGCCACTTTTGGCATTCGAAGGGGACATTCAGCGCGATCATCCAGTAATATATGATCTCTGCTGTAATGATCTCTCGGTTCTGCCTACGACTGCGATCTGTAATCGTAGTAGCAGTCATCGGTCTATCTATGTATTCTTCAATCGCTTGAATGTTAGCTTGAGATAGATGTTTGTAGACTTCATCGTCTACGTTTTGGGTTAGAGTCATACATCGTATGTAATCTAACGTTTCAAGCGCAGTTTTTTCGTTTTTGGATAGGAAGGGAACGCACCATCTCGACTCCCATTTTGACACCGACACCAGAGAATGTTCGAGTGTTAGCACGCTTCCTTTGAATTGAGTGAACGTGTTGTCTTCCTCGTTGAACAGTTCTGTTGGCGGTATTTCGATTCTCAACATCGCTGGGTGCGTCCCCTTCCAAAGTGAATGTTTAATCTTAGTCCGAGTAAGGTGCCGATGAAGGTTTCACGTCAGACGTCTGCGTTTCCGCTTTAACGTCGACGCTCTCGTCATCTACCACTTTAAGTTCGGTTCGCTTTTCTTCACTAGCTTTCATCTTCATCTCGAGTTTGTGCTTCTTCATTTCAGCATCGAAGTCGCCAGATGCCCCTCCAGGGAGAATGCCCTTAACGAATGCGGCGGTTGCCTCTTCGTCGTTCATAAGTGTGACAAACAACTCGTCGAATGCCGGACTAGACACAAAGTCCTGTGCGAATTCGTTAGTCTTATTGAATCGCTTACCATCTTCCGACTTAACACCAACAGACGCCAGGATGATTCTCTTGAAAGTTGCAAGAAGTTCGGATGGTTTCTTTGAATCTACAATCTCTTTGAGCATACCAGAGTAGCCACCTTCAACGGAAGCTTCCAACTCTGTGAGTTCAGTCCTAGTTAGGTTGAAGTAGAAATCTTCAGTCTGCTCGTCACCATTAAAGTCGGTATAAGTGATTGTCTTCTTAAGCATTTAGTCTTTCTCCTTGGTTAAGGGTTACACCCCCAAAGCCTTAGAATATATAAGACTCTGGGGGTGCGTGTTAGTGGACAATTAGAATATCTTACCCGGCAGGCGTAATGAGAGCGACAATCTCGTCGGGAGTCAGAAGCATCGGAGTTTCTCCGACCTCTGAGCCACCATAGAGCGCCTTCTCGAGTGCTGCCATGTCAGCCTCTGCGACCTTAGTGCTGTCGATAATCAGAGACGCAGTGGGCTTAAAACCAGTAACATTCACAGGGGTAGTTGTTACTTCCCAAGAGAATGTGATGGCCTCAGGGCTATCGTTGATCGTCTTGTACGCGCGCGCAGACGGCTTCGCCTGTGCACCATAGATGATGTGAATCTTATACCCTGCGGTGTCGCCTTCAATATCATCACCAATAGCAGTAGTATATGCGAGGCCGAACATCTCGTGCTTCTGCTGGCCAATCTGAATACCTGCGGCGATCTCGGCACTACCGTCGCACTTACCGAACTCATCCGGATAAGTGTAAGCTTCGATCGTTGCACCGAACTCCTCGGCCGAGGTTAAGGAGAGGTACTTAATGTTATCCGCGTAAAGCGGTGTCTGCTCGGCGCCGGACGGGTTTTCGCTAACCCCGATCAAACCGTTCCAAACAACACCTTCGGCGTAACCGCCGGCGCCATCTGAGGGGTAGAGTACGCCCTTGTTAACGCCTGTTTCGAACGTACGCTCACCTACTTTATCCCATTCAAGCTTCATGAAATCTCCTCCTAATAGTACAAACTGAAAATATCGTGTGTTAGGCCATCTGCCACAAACCGTCGCTCATGACTACACAATGGTAGATCAAATACGGCTTGTGATAGTTGACCGTCTGGATCTCGTTCTATCGTAGTTACCTGGTATCGCGTCAAATGCGAATACTTTTTGTTATTGGCGTACCGAGCTTCTAGTTTATCTTGCTTATACTTAATGCAAGGGTAGTGAAGTTTAAGGGATTCAGGGGGTTGAAAATAGACATTCTCAGAGCCAAGAAGAGTCTCCAAGTCAGCTTGTAGATTCAGCCGTTTCTCCATTATACAACCCCCCTATTCCCAAAATAACGCGAGGGCGTTCGATGGTTATACTCTCGATCGTCCATGCTGCGCCACGCCACTTAACATACTTCATGTATTGCGCATTCTCCAGGATGAACCCGTCTGCGATAATACTAATCGTTTCAGATATAGTAAGGTCTGGGTTAACGTTTTCCGTCGAACGCCAGTTGCGACTAGCTTTCAGTACATCACCGGTATACTTCCGTTCAACTACGTCGTCAACCCAGACCCCAGGCGTTGTTACTTTGGTTATCGCGTACCCTATGATACCATAGAACTTCGCCATCTTGGGTTACTCCGATCCTACTGCCATTTTGACGTTCGGATTACTTAACCCTCGATAACAGGAGCCGGGAGCTCAAGAACAAGCGCCGACTTCGGCTTCGTGAGTGCACCGGAGATGCGAGTCTCGATCAGATAGTGATACTGGTTGAAGTTGATGTCGAAGTCGTCGAATGCATTGACATCTCCACCCTTGTCGGCGCCAACGGTATAGTCGTTGAGGTTAACGATAATACCAAAGAGCGGCTTCTCGGTATCCGGATGAACCACGCCGGCCATAACCTCGACCTCGACGATGTCCTTAACGCGAAGACCAGCAGCAAGCTCGGCGAGAGTGCCGTAGAGACGACGACCGAGAGTATCCTTCACCAGAAGAAGATCGGTGATGACGTCGGGGCTAGCAAAGAGGGACGGCGTACCAGAACCCTTGTAATACTTTGCGGCCTTGACGATCTCATCAATTCTATCCTCGGCCTTAGCCTCGACGATGTCAACGCGATGAGCGTAGAGCGCCTCGTCTGTGTAGATCGGGCGGACGTTTGCTTCCTTGATCTTGTCGTTGCTAGAGGTCGGACGACCATCTCCAATGAGGATCGCGCGAGCAATTTCCTCATCGAGCATCAACCGCATCTCGCCACGGAGCCACATAATAACATCGAAGTCGGTAATATCGACAACGTCATCACGGTCAAGCTTCTGCTTCTTGTAGATCGTGGTCGGGGTAGTGGCACGACCAAGCAGCTCAAAGACCTCATCGATCTTCTCTTCACCAGTAATATAACCCTTAGCGCGGGCCTCGTCCGCAGTAATATCCGCAGCAAAGCTCTTGATGCGGCTGAACGGGGTATGACGCGTACCCTTCATGACGATACCGACCCACGTGTCATCACGACGGATGAACTCGGGGGTGGGGGTAACGCTCTTGGCATCCGGGAACAGAACGCCAATGTTGTCGATGCCGTAAGTGCCGGCGTGAGTGAGCTCGTAGCCGTTCTCCTCCATATGCTCCATGAAGGCGTCCTTGAACGAGCCGCGCTTCTTTGCGAGCTCAGTAATAACCGCGAAGTCCTCGTGGGTGAGGGGCTCTACGGTCTCGAGATCTTCGTGCTGATCGAACACATTACCAGTCCTCATAGTATCGTACTCCATTTCTGAGTGCTGTGCACTCGCGTCGTCATCTTCATCCATTTCCTTCTCGACTTCTTCGATCAAATATCCAACCGCAGCCTGCTGATCCTCATTGAGGGTCGCGAGTACGTCCCCAACGGTCTCTTCGTCTGCGTGTGAGACTTTAGTCTCCACAGCTTCGCCTGTAGAAGCACCCATCAACTGGTCAATCAGAAATCCAACGGCCTTCATCTGTTTCTCGGAAAGCGTTGCGAGAATATCGCCAACTGTGGGATCGGCTGCCGCGTGCACAACCTCGGGGACCACGATTGGAGCGGGCTTCTCGACCGGCTTCACTTCCGCAGAGTGAAATAACGCAATACTTTCGTTGGTGTAGATGATGGCCTCGTCAACCATATCATCGTCGAACTCCCCATGAGAAAATGCAAGAGTGTCGATCAATGCGCCAGGATTAGCACCCGACATAACGAGACTAACTTCGCGAATCGTGCCAGACATAACGTCCTTACCGATCTGACCGAGCTTGTTCGCGTGAATCGAGAGCGCATTGATGGCATTATGCTTAATGAGATCTTTGGCGTTCTGCGCATTAGCGCTACCGTTGAATACTCCGTATGCATAAACACCATCCGCTCTGTTCTCGAGCACCGCGTGTCCGAGAATGTTACTAGGATCGTTTGAACCATGCTGCCATACAAGCGGCACAGCACGTCCATCGTCATGCTTAAACGCGTCCTGTCGGATAACTCGCCCATCCGTGCAGCGAATATCATTACGCGTAGCATAACCGCTGAAATCATACTTCTCCGGCTTCATCTAGATTTATCCCACCTTCCGGTGTTTCTGTTGGAGTTTTCTCCACTGGAGCGTTAATGTTCTTGTTTCTTAACTCTTCCGCGCTTGGATCTTTTGAAGGCTTATAACCAATTGCAGAACGCACTTCATTCGAAGACAGAATTTCGTTTCGGGTGAACTTATCTGCAATCTCTGCGATTACTGACATCGGAACCAGTTTGAACGGATCGTTAAATGTCATCAATCGCTGCCCTCTAGTTCTAGCGGTCTTACTTATGAACGTTCTCTCCATCGAGTCCACGATTGCACTCATGACGGGTTCGATTGTTCGCTTTTGATAGTTAATCATAGTAGCTTCGTCCGCGGTGCCATCCATGATGCTCGTCGTCAAACCCAACTGGCTATATAGCATACTCGTTAGGTATTCGATCTGCTCCATTAGATTGTTCGTGGTTGGACGATTGAGTTGGATAATCTTTTCTGTTGCGTCTGTATACGCAATTCCGTACTCTGTACCTCGTAACTGGTCTTCGATCGACTGACGTCGTTCTTCTGCCTGCTTTTTGCGAGCCTCACCTTTGATAAGGAATGGTAGTTGGATTATCAAGTCGAGTTTACCAGAACTCGATTGTTCATCAACAACGTCCAACAAAGTAAGTTTACGGAGTAATCGTTTAAGAGTGGAGTTAGGTGAATTCATGATGTTGTAAAGAGGGTTTTCAACGATTGCGACTGTAGTCTTTGGAAGAGTAATTTCCTCATGGTGTCCTGTTCGATCGTTATAGAGATCAACTCTGACCTGCGTTGGATACCATGCTTTGATCGAGCCTACTCGAAGGGTCTTAATATCCCATTCGCCGCTATTTGTTGGGTCGCTTGTAGTATCGACCGGCACGAGCGCGATTGCCCCTTCGTTAAATAACGACATAGCTGCATCCTGTAGAAATGCGGAACCAGTCTGATCTATGTTCGCGGATACCGTCAAACAGTCATTAAGACCACTCTTTATGGTGTCTAAATATCGCTCGTTTTCGTCAACCTTGACGTGTTGTACTTTTAAACTAGCAATATCGATTGCCATTCGAGTGTAAACGGATGCGCTGATAGACCTCTCACCATTAGAATATGCCTGTGCTCGATCTGGTCGCCTCCCCCCATACCCAGATGTATACCCGCCCTCTGAAAGAACGGGGCTGCGGTCATCATCTTTATTGAGAAATGCGTTCCACGCTCGTACTGCCCTCTTTAGCACGTTTTCTGCCAAAACCTCACCTCCTCACATTACAAATCGATGCGGAATATAACTATCACCACAACTACATTGCGGGATGGGGATTAGATCAACAATCATCATCGTCCACGTTGTTGCCTCCTTAAATATCACTCGAAAGCACCTTTGTTAGCTTTGAATGCAACGTACGCATCCATCAACGCGGCTACGTTATCGATTTTCTGTTCGTTTCGTTTCTTAACGAGCTTCCTTTGCCCGTTGGTGTCGACCATAGTGATACAGTTACCCAACGCAAACGTCATCAATCGTTGATAGAACAGAAGTAGTTTTTGTTCTGATAACTTCTTGAGTTCACCAAGCGGGACGCTTTCTGTTCTTGCACCTTGGATTACTTTCTCGACACCATACGGTCCATTCTCTGCTATCCAACGCTTAACAAACTCTTCGGCGTTGTATGGATCGTACCCGAATGCACGGACGTCGTATTGTTTATCTAGAATGAGTTTATCTAGATCGTCAAATACTTCCATCATTTCAAGAATGGTTCCGTCCATGACAATAAGACTTCCCTCAGCTAGAAATTCGTCATACTTGATACGCATAGCGCCAGGAAGTTTCATAAGTGTAGCTTCTGTAATATAACTACGTGTAACGATGCCATATGCTTCGTCTTTTAGCGGGAAGAGGAAGGTAAACGCGCAGAAGTCGTCTCCCTGTGAAAGGTCGCCGCCTAACGCGCATGGCATACTCCAATAGTCGTTCGCTCTCGCCGTTGGAAGCGTTTCTTCGTAAGTAAAGAAGTAGGTATAACCCTCCATTGGTATACCAAAACGTTTAGCGAGAATATCGTTTCTTGTTGCGGGTGCGGACTCAGCTCTTTCAACGTCTAACTGATACGCTTCGTATGAAACCGTCTTCCCAATGTTCGGATTGGCTTTAATCCACATCTCTGGATCGTTAACCTCTTCGATGGAGTCTAGTTTGTAGTAGAATATCGACACGTGGGGGTTAACATACTCACCTTTGAGTATGTCTAGAAGTTCCATTTTGATTGTGTCACCACTACTATTACGAACAGTACCTTCTGAGCTGATTGCAACGATCGCATAGTCTGGAAGTTTAGACGCTCCCTGTTCGATCGCACCCACTACGTCCTCGCGAATGTCGCCAGACAACCATTCGTCGACTGAACTGAATTTTGGTCGGAGACCTTGAAGTTTATCGATACTCATAGGGCGAACTTCAACGAGCGAATTAGTTAGAAAGTTCTGAATACCCTTTTTTGTTGACGCCAACTTAACCCGATTCGCTCTCGAACCCGTTGTGTTATGAAGTGAACCTTCAGTTAAGAATTGAAACAACGGACCTCGCGCGCGAATGATCGCAGTTCGTATCGGAGACATAACTTCTTCAGACTGCTTCATCGTTGGCGCCGTTGCGATCTGATGTGTTGTCGATGTATCTACGTTTAAGAAGTAGTTGTGGAGTAGAGATACATACATCGACTTTGCTGCGCCACGAGCAACGATCAGATACTGCTTCTTAATGAGGCGCTTCTTGATCGTTCGGCGTTCGTAGTGACCACCGCGATCTCCAGGGGAGGGGACATACACACTACGTTCTTCGTAGTAATACCACCCAAGAAGCTGTTCTGCCCACAGTTTGAATGTGGGAAGTAGATGTAGATCACCTCCATCTGTGAGCGTGAGTTCCGCTTCACAGAACGCAATGAATCCTTCAACCGCATCTTCATCATAGTAGATTCCTGGGTTAGCTATGAATGCGTCTATGCGGTTCATCTCTAGCGATATCTCTTTCGAGACCGGCATCTGTCCACTTAAGACTTCATCGCGAAATATACCATAGTACCTAGGTACTGCCGTGTTCGAAAGGGCCATTAGGTGTCCTTATTCTTACTATTTGTAGATTGGGATGAGTTTCTCTTTGAATATGTCAGCTCCCGCGCCAACAGCACCACTGTTTTTGACTACGTCTGCAAGACGTTTTCCAAATATATCCACAGTCGGTCTAAACAGACCTTGCGCTGCCATTGTGGCGACACTGAAAGCAATTGCTCCGCCAACCGTCGCCGCTGCGAACCGCTTTTTATACTGCGCTCTCTCCGACTTAGTGAGCGGCTTACTAACGCTATTCGCGAGTACGGAATCGGCTCTTTTTCGGAGTTTAACAGCTCGACGTTCTGACTCGATGGCGTGTGTCTTGTTGAGTTGCTTTAGCCCTGGTGTTTTTGTTCCGCGTAAAATCATTGCGTAATTCTCTTCTGCAGTAGCAGTTTCCCGGAGTTTAGCAGCTTTTCTTTCGGGTGCAGATTTAAGTCTCTCCGCCTTCGCTCTCGCTTTCTTAGCTGCGCGCAAATATTCTTTCGTTGCCTCGGGGCTACCGAACAGTTTATCTCGCTTAGACTTTTCTGCAAGTCGCTCGAACTGTCGTGCTTTACTGTACTGCTGTTTTACGCGACGCTCGCGATTGACGTTAACCGCTTTACGAATCCCCCACTTCATACCTTTTACACCATAATGATATAATTCATCGTGTGGAAGCATTCAGCCCCCTTTCTCGATTTACTTTTTGATTTCTCGATCGTCTAGATTGGCCTTAACAAAAGTTCCAGCCGAACCGAGGAGTAGAAGATTACTCATAAACCCAAGGGGACTAGGGCCGGATGGTGCGGCGATAGCGGTTGCGACACTAAGGAAACCCAGCCCGATTGCAATGTTTCTTTTTTCCTTGTAGATTTCATGTTTTTCGGCCAGATCTGCACTATTCAACTTTTTACCTGCAGCACGTTTTAGAGCTAGTTTAGCACGCTTCTCGTAGTGTGCTGCTGCCTCATCGGATTCAATTCTCGATTCACGAAGACCTCGATAACGTTCAACATCACCCTTACCTGTAGTTGTCGAATATGAACCATCTGAGTTTCTAGTCGTAGTGTTGACTCCTGCCGATGCTCGACCAGAGTCTATCTTCTTCTTATACGCTCTCTCTTCAAAGCGTACACGATCCGCGTCTCTCTTATGAGATTTTGAGCGCGCAACGTTCCTAGCAGCTTCTTTTTGAAGACTCTTAACTTTCCGAACGCCCCACTTCATTCCTTTAACGCCGTAGTGTGTTAATTCATTCGCGTTTTGCAAAGATTCCACCTCCTTAGGGTATCTTTACTCCGAACTTTTTAAAGAATATGGCAGTTCTTATTGCGGCTCGTCCATCCTCGATCTTACTGAACGCAACTTTTGACGCATTAACTATAGTAGAGCGCACCTTTGGGTTTTGGCTTGCGTAGTATATACCTAATGCCGCAAGAGTAACTGGCGCGCCAGTCTGTAATGCTAAGTTCTTTACACCTCTTGCTGTTTTACCAACGCTGGCCGAAATATCTTTACGCTTTCGTTCACCCTTAGCCTGCGACGCGCGTTTTCCTAGATCCGTATTCTCTACATGGTGATCGAATGCTTTCTTATATGATGGATCCTTCTTGGCTCTGGATTCTACTTTTGCCTTTATGAGTTTACGACGAGTTCCTGCGCCATCTCCGTAAAATAATTTGGCGCGGGTATACTCAGCAGCGTCTTTTCTGGCCATTCTACTTGTTCGGTTAGATACGCCCTCGATTTCCTGCTTTCGAATCCCCCACTTCATACCTTTGATACCGTAATGATATAATTCATCGTGTGGTAGCATTGAACCCCCTATCCGCTAGTTTTAATATTCGTCCTGAGGGTATGTTTCTTTTTGCCACTCCAAGAAACGCGCCTTTGCTTCCGGATCGCTCTTTACTAATTCGGTAAGACGTTCAACTCTTTTCTTATGTTTATCTGCGACATTAACACTATGGAGTTGTGACATTCTTGCTGCCGCTATTAGACCAACTATTCCGGCAGCGGCTCGAACTGTGTTTTTCTTATTGAGACCGTATATGTATTTCCCAATCAGTGAGAATATCACAGCACCACCGGCCATCTCTGCTGCTCCAAGAGTGGCGATACCTGCTCGCGTTTTGTTTGTGATCTTGCTTTGGTACTTCTTTTGATCGGATTTCGATAGTTCTGAGTACATAAACTTTGGATCTTTAATGCGCTCTTTTTTAAAGAGTTTCTTACCATAATGGCCTCGATATTGTTCGCCTTCGTAAATCCGACGACCTTTTCCAGGCTTCATTTTTTGTGTAATCTTAGTGACTTCGTCAGCTGGTGATAATTCTTTCTTTCGTACACCCCACTTCATCCCTTTAACGCCGTAGTGATATAATTCATCGTGTGGAAGCATTCAGCCCCCCTTCAAATATAAACTAACTAGTCGGGTAGACGGATAACCGCCATTCGTACTCTGCTATTGTCTCTTTGAGCGCTGTGAGTACGTAGGACGACGAAGGTGGATCGAATAGAACCTTGACTTTTGTGAATATGTACATCTGTACAAGACTACGGACATGTTCATCGTCCGGGAGAAAATCCTCGAGGTCACCGTCAGTTAATGTGATCTGGTACTCTTCCGGCCCAAACCCAATATGATTGAGTGTGGTTAGAGCCATGTTAATATATAACACAAGTTGCGTGTCGAAGTCTGTTACCTCTGCCGGAATACCAAGTAGCTCTTTCGTCGAGCTCAGAATCGCGTTCATTAGGCTGAAGGCGGAGCCGGCGACTCAACAACCAAAGACTTCTTGACATAGCCGCGCATGGGGGTGTTTCCATTAACGACTTCGACGAAATACCACTCGGGATTATCGCTATTGAGAACGCGCATGACATTCTCGGGAACCAAAATATCCACAACATCACTCTCGGTAGATGAATCTTCGCGAAGTCTCAACTTAGCGCACTCCTTCGTGTTGATCGTGAGATATGTATCTGTATCAGGAGACACGGAAACCTCTGTTACGGCTTCCTCGGGTACAACCTCAATCGGCTCGGTATCCATTTCGGGATCCGGACCCACTTCGACAGGGGTGGCGTCTACTGGTGTATCTGAAGACTCGAGTTCTAGTAACACGGGCGAAGTTCCATACCAAATATCTTCGCGGTCACCACTATCGTAGACCCACAGTTCGTTGGTCTCGTCGTAGATGAGCTTGTTACCATCGACAACAGCCGTCGCGCCAAATACGCGCTCATCCTCGACGGTCTCGACTCGCTCGGCCTCGGGGGTATACTTATTGGCGTAATTCACGTGCGTGTTTTCGTCGTTCATTAGTTCCTCCTAGAGTGTAGTAACCATGGACTTGTATCGTTCATGGTTCTTTCTATTGGTAGTTGTGGTAGTAGGCTAGCATCACCAAAATGGATGGCGTTATGTGTATCGCGAGACACACAAATAAGAAACTCTGGGTCTAACAGTAGATCGCTCTGATGTTCTATGTCTTCTTCAGATATAGGGTTCATATGATGTATGATAACCCGATGGTTGATCTGACAATCAGGGATACCTAGATCACAACCCTCATCTCGAATTATAACCTCATTGCGAATCGAACGCCAAAGATGAGACGTATAGAACGCCTGATTAATATACCGAGAGTGTCCAAATGTCTCCGCGCCTACAGATCCACCAATCCTTAAGTACTCATACCGGTCTAAGAACGTAGAATATCGAATTAGTTCCGAGTATGTTTTAAGACTCATAGTCTTCGTCCCCACCTCCACTGTACTTTCGCATAGCGGAAAGTGCATTCGCATACAGTTCCTCTACAGTTTTGGCCGACTTTATAGCCTCAGTTTTGGCGGTTAGAAGCTCTACTTTCTTCTCAAGTTCTTCTCTTTCGAGTCGTTCTTTTGTAGAGCCCAACTTTAGAAAGTTTGTCATTACTTGTGATGTAGCAGTACCATCGCGTAGTTGTTTCTCCGCTAAATCGAAAGTTAAGGCTATGAGTTGGTTTTCGCGAGCCTCGAGAGTCTTGGCAGGCGCACGTTTCCGTCGCTCAGTTGCAGATTCATCTTGTTTGCCTGCTTTCTTGTACGTACGCATGCCCTCCTCCCGATTCGCTTATGAGGGACAAAAAATTAGATGGTGTGTTCATGATGCGGTATGGCAAAAATATATAGAAGATGTTTCATGTGGCGGACTACAGCTTTGCGATCTGACGCTCAACCCAAATTCTAGTCTCATCATGGAGTAGCATGCGATGTTTGTTTGCGTCATACCACTCAGGTGTTTTAGAACCATACGTTCTTCCTGCACCTATCCAATCACAGAGCATCTCTAAACGTGCTTTGCGAGACATTGGAAATATCTTTACTCCTCCATCATCCTCACGTAGTATCCACCATTGCCAATGGTGATCGTTTCGCTTTTGGTGAAGTAGCCAAGCAAAGTTAAAAGCTTCTTGAACTTTACAATCGCTTGCCGAATTACCATTAAAGAATCTAGAATATGATTCAAACTCACTAGGTCTAAATTTACTTAGATCATGTAGTAGACCTCGTATTGGAATTCCGGCCTTCACGCACTCGATAAGAACGTACCACTTATGTCTTAGTACTGTCCACAAATATTTACGTCTCATTGTCGATTACACCTCTGCGTAGAATGGTCTTTGTCTCAGGAAAAATCCCCCCGGAGCTTTTTTAGGG